AAAGTAGAGAGAGTATTGATTGAGTATAAAGACAGACTTGCAAGATTCGGGTACGAATATCTTGATGCTGTTTTTAAGAACTTAGAAATAACTGTTGAGATCGTTGAGGCAAAAGAACAGAAGTATGAAGAAGAATTAGCAGAGGATATTATGAAGATTTTAACCTGTTATTCTGCAAGATATTATGGCAGACGGGGTGGGAGAAAGAAGAAAAATGCAGAGGAAAATCAGACTATTGAATCTAATGGAATTTAATAAGGAGGTCACAGACGAAGAGCTAAAAACAATCCAGAAAACGAAAAAAATATGGCTCGCTATTCATGCCTGCCCTGTCCCCCCGGTGGCATTGTTTACAGAACAGCCTAATTTTCTCGAAATTACAATAGCCCCCGAAGCAATGGAGCAGCTTAAAAAGAAAAAAGATTGACTTTGTACTATTAATATAATATTATATAATATATATATAAATAAGAGGACTATAAATGAGTAACAATAAAAGCCTTTCACCAAAACAGAAAGTATTTGTTAGAGAGTACCTCAAAGACCATAATGCTACCCAGTCTGCTATAAGGGCGGGGTATAGTGAAAGGAGCTCGACTGTTACCTCTTGCCGCCTGCTAGCAAATGCTAATGTTTCAGCAGCAATCAAGAAAGCAGAAGAGAAAGCATGGGATAAAGCAATTATGTCCAGGCGTGAAGCACTGAGCCGGCTTTCCGCAATGGGGCGTTCAAATATGGCCGATTATATTGATGAATCAGGCAAGCTTGATATAGATAAGATTCTTGAGGAAAAGCCCGTCCTGTCTGAGTTCCACACTAAAGAGTCAGATACACAATTTGGTTCAAGTGTCTCTAAGCGAGCCAAGCTTGTATGTCCAGATAGGGCTATTGCGGAGCTTTCCAAAATGCAGGGATTCTATGAGCCTGAGAAGCACGAGCATACCGTGACGCCAGAGGACGAGGCGCTAGAGCATGCTTTAGAGAAGAAGCTTGATAGCATGTCAGTGGACGAACTGAGCGCGCTATTGGAGAAGATGGAGAGTAAATAATTTACGGGGGTGGTGTCTGCTGGCTTAAATAGACCACCATATGGAATGTTTGCCACCCCCACCAACAGAGGTAAAACTATGAGTAAAACAAAAATCGAATGGGCTGACGAGACTTGGAATCCTGTAATCGGGTGTTCAAAGATCAGTGAGGGGTGTACAAACTGCTATGCTGAGAAGATGGCAGGCCGGCTGGCCAATATGGGAACTAAGGGATATACAGAAGTTGTAGGTGTAAATGGTCAAGGTAATTTTTCCAGAGGCTGGAACAGCAAAACTGCACTTGTCGAATCAGCACTGAAAAAGAAATTCACCGGCAAAGGGAAACGGATATTTGTTTGCAGTATGGGGGATATTTGGCATAAAACTGTAAAGGGGGCATGGAGAGCAAAGCTAGAGAAAACTATTATTTCACACCCTCAACATAATTTTTTGCTTTTAACTAAACGCCCTGAGAATATTTCTATTGATTATCTCCCTGATAATGTCTGGCTAGGTGTTACTGGTGAAAATCAGAAATGCTATGAAAAACGATGGGATATTTTGACTAATGCAACTCAAAATTTTCCCAAAAAACCAATTCTCTTCCTATCTGCTGAACCCATGCTAGGTCCGATAGAGCTGGAAGACCCTTTTCCTGACTGGGTAATATGCGGCGGCGAAAGCGGCCCGAATGCCCGGCCGGTGCATCCTGATTGGGTGCGCTCTCTTCGTGATCAATGCAAATCTGCTGGCGTTCCCTTCTTTTTCAAACAGTGGGGGGAATGGTTGCCTTATGAATGGGGTAACGGTGATTATATACAACCACATAGTGAAGCCAAACCGAAAGGCAAATTTAGGCAACATGTTTGGGATTATCTCTTGCCTGACAAGATAAGACCGAATAAACATTCCGTCTTTGTTGGTAAAAAATCAGCAGGGAAGCTGCTCGACGGTCAGCAACACACTGAGGTGCCAGAGTGAAAAACGACAAAATAAGCAAAGAGTATAAAGAGCGTAGAAATTATAAATATTTAGCTTTTTTGAATGGAAAACAATCTTTTGACTACTTCGTGCATGATGCGTTTAATGCAGGTTATGATTGTCAGGCAAAAGAAGTAGAGCGACTCCAAGCCAAAATAGACAAGCTCGAGAAATTACTAAAACAAAAACAAAAACAAATTTATTCACTTCAAGAGGACGTCAGAAGGATGTCAGGCGAAGTGGTTGCCGAGATAAAGGAGGAACTATGAATGAATTCACAGAGTTCATGGGAAAGCAAATAAAAAAGGTTCGCAAAGAACAGAAAGTGTTTATTGAAGATTTAGCGCATGGAATGAATTTAAGCCCTCAGACAATAAGAAACATCGAGCAAGGTAAAAGAAAGGTGACGGCAGATGAGTTAGTCCAGTTGATGGATTTCTTCGAAAAAGATTTAGATTATTTTACAGACCGATTCCAAACAGATGATATTGATTTGCATATTAGTAAGGAGAAAAATGGATATTAACGGATATAAATTGGTTTGCACGTGTGATTGTTGCCCTGAACAATATGACGTATTCAAAGACGGCGAACAGGTTGGGTATATACGGTACAGATGTGGATTTTTTCAGGTAGATACACCCTCCTGCATGAAAACAAACCTTATCGGCGAAGATAGGGGGGGAGAGTTTGAAAGCGCTATAGAGTCAGAATGGTTAATAGAAGCTATTGAGGCCATTGATAAGCACTTGCAAAAAAATTAGGCATAATGACACCAATAGCAAAAATTAGGCAAGCGCTTGCAAAAAAATCTCAGCTTGAATATATGAAATTCTGCTGGCAGAAGCCCAATGAGCCCTTAATCGTCGGGCAACACACAAAAATAGTGTGCGACGAGATTGACGATTCAGTAGAAAAATTCCAAAATGGAATATCTACATACAAAATCATTACAATTCCATTTAGACACGGCAAATCAGATATCTGCAGCCGCTATTTTCCCGCAAAGTTCCTCAGCCAATTCCCGGATTATGAAATGATAATGGCCACATACGGCGCCGATTTATCTTACAAAATGTCAAAAGATGCGAGAAATATTTTCAAATCCAAAGAGAATTTTGACTTGTTTAACGTCGAAATAGACCCTAGAAACTCAGGCGTGACCGGTTGGGGCGTTGCGGATAGAATGGGAACATTTACACCTATCGGTATTGACGGGGGGTCGACAGGGAAAGGGGCGCACTGCCTGGTTGTTGACGATCCGCTTAAAGGACGCAAGGCGGCAGAGTCTAAACTAATCCGCACTAATGTATGGGAGGCATTCAGGAATGATCTATTTACTCGCCTGGCACCTGTCCATATTGTTTTCATACTGGCCACTCGCTGGCATGTCGACGACCTCATAGGCCGTATTAAGGAAGAAATGGAAGACCCGGACAATGAGGGTTTTCCGAAATTTAAAATAACTTCCTTGCCGGCTAGGAGCGAAAAATACAAAACCGGTTATCTATTTCCTGAACGATTCAGCATAAAATACTATGAAAAAGCTTTTGCTATGCTTGGAGAATACAATTCTCAGGCTTTATTGCAGTGCGAACCGACAATAAAAGGAGGTAATTTATTTGATATGTCCAGTATCCAAATAGATACCGAATTCCCGCAAAATTTACGCTATGTTCGCTTCTGGGACTTAGCAAGTACGGAAAAGGAACGCGACAGCGACGACCCTGATTTCACAGCCGGCAGCAAGATTGCAGTAAAAATTATAGACAAGATTCATCATTTGTACATAACTGATAGCGTCTGGCTGCAGGAAGAAGCGCCAGCAAGAAATAAATTAATCGTAAAAACAGCCGAAAAGGACGGATTTGGAGTATGGCAGGGGGTTGAAAGCGTTGCGGGGTATAAAGACACATACACGACACTGAAAAGCATTTTAAAAGGCAAGGCAATAGTCAAAAAATGTAAAGTTTCAGGCGATAAACTTGTCAGAGCCGGGGATATTGAGCCTATATTTGAGGCGGGCAATGTTCATTTATTAAAAGCCCCCTGGAATGATTTTTGGATAGAGCAGCATACGGAATTCCCGGCGTCAAAGCACGACGACATTGTAGATACAACGAGCGGCGGTTATTATCTTGCCCTTAAACGAGCCGGGGCAAGTAAAATGGCAACAGCAGAACAATAAGGAGCAGTAAAATGGAACGTTTGGAGATCGTAAGAAGACTAAAACTTCTTTTGGAAAAATTGGAAGACCCAGAATTATCGAGACAGGGCTATATTGACGTCCTGGAGCGCATTGAATGCCTGTCACTTGATGCTCAGTCAGATTTAGCAGAATCTTATTAACAGGTCGTTTTTAAATTTGACAAATTCATAAGCGCGTGATATTATACGCAAAAGGAACGAATATGCCGGATACTGAAGCTAATTTAGTTTTTACACGAAGAAATCCCGAATATATAGCAAATGAAAGCTTATGGAAACGCTTGAATCTTGCTTACTCGGGGGGTGAAACTTATATCAAAAAGGCTTTAATCAGGCACCTTTCTGAATTGGTCTTAGAATTTGAAGAGCGACAAGATAGAGCTTACTATTTTAATTATGTACGGCGCATACCTACCAGAATAACAGAATTCATACTGGCACAGAACCCGGTAAGGGCGGTCGCTGATGAAGAGATAGTAGCCGATTTTGATAGATACGGAAACCGCGTAAACAGTGTTATGCGGCAATGGGAAATCTTAACCTTGCTTTACGGCAGTTCATGGATGCTTGTAGATAGCCCCCCTACTGAATTAGACGAAGACGGAGCGCCGCTCAAAAAGGATATTTCCCAAAAGAAAAGCGAAAAATTACGTCCTTACGGAATGGCTTTAAGCCCTTTATGCGTTACTGATTGGTCTTATGGCAAAGACGGGGAGCTTGATTGGGTTATTGTTGCATCCACTGAGCGCGTAGCATCTGACCCTTATACCGAGCCGGAATTAACTAATTTACGCACACTCTGGACCCGTGAGTATTGGCAGGTATTTAAGCAGTTAGATAAGCAGACGGCAATATCTGTAGGCGATCAAGTCCCTCATTCTCTTGGTGCAGTCCCATTAATACGCCGGCTGAAAGTCGAAACCACGGCAATGGACTCAAAGCATTGGATGGAGGATGTCCTAAGAATTTCTGACGCTATTCTAAACAATGAGTCTGAATGTCAGATAAATATTGTTAAGCAGGTTTTTGGCCTGCTTGTTATCCCGGAATCATTCACCCAGAAACAAGCAGATATACAGCCGCAAAGCGGTACAGACGTAATAAATAAAGGCGAAACCTGGGGGAAAGCACTTTCAAGGTCGTTTGCGGTAACTGAAGACGAGGCAGAAAATGGTATTACTCGCTATATTTCCCCTGACGGAATTATCACAGCGGCTATTGAGTCAAGCAACGACAGACTCAAGCGCGAGCTTTACGATATCATAGGACTTGCTGTAAGAGATCAAACAACGCAAAGGGAAAGCGCAGAATCCAAGGCGTGGGACAATCAGGCCGTAAGTGCATTCCTGCAGACCGAAGCCGACAGCCTAGAGGAAGCCGAAATTAAAACGTGGGAAATGTTCAATAAATGGGATAGTTCAATAGCGGTCCCTGAAGTTAATTACAATAGAGATTTTAATGTACAGGAATTTCAGGCGTCCATGTTAGCAATCACCGAAATCCTAGGTATGGGCGTTGGCGAAAAATTCCAAAAGAGAGCAATGCAAACCGCTTTAGGTCTTTTGGATCGCATTGAAAAGATAAGCCCGGAAGACAAAGCAGAAATTAAAAAAGAGATAGAAACGCTTACACTCGGCTCGACTATTCCAATGGAATAGATAAATAGAAAGTCTTAATTCAACATGACAAGTTGTAAAAACGGAAGGACTTAAAATGAATATCGCAGACATCTTGAAAAAGGTAGTAGCAGGAACAACGCTCAGCCAGGAAGAAAACGACTTCTTAAAATCGTACAAAGAGGGCGCCGGTATTCCGAAGGAAAGGCTGGACAGGGAAATTCAAGCGAAAAAAGACGCTGAAGCCGCGAAAGCTGAAGCAGAAAAGGCAAAAAAAGACGCTGAAGAAAGATTGAAAGCTCTTGAGGATTCAAAACTTTCCGACGCTGAAAAAGCTGAAAAAGAACGGAAGACGCGCGAGGAAACGAACAATCGCAGGATTGAAACACTCGAGCGCCAGAGAGACGAAGCCGAAGCTAAGGCTAAATCCCAGGACTTCCGTAATAACATTCAGGATTTAGGTAAAACACATAAAGTGGAAGATACCGAAACCTTGCAAATGTTTGCCGAAAAAGAAAAGCTTGATTTTTCTGATAAAGACAGTGTTAATGCTTTTATCGAATCTCAGAAGACGGCAAGGCCAAGTCTCTTTGGTGCCGAAGTTAAAGGTGGCAGCGGTGCGAAACCCGGAATAGGAACCGGGAGTGTCCCACTTAATAAGATGCCTACCACCGTTTCGGAAAAGGTGGCATATATTAAGGAACACGGTCAAGAAAAATATGTAGAACTGGCAGAAAAAGAATCTACTGACAAGGTTGCGGAATTTGAAGCCAGCAAAAATACCCCAACCACAAAATAAAAAGGTTATAAAATGGCTATCACATTAGTATCGGATTTTAAGATTTATCAGGAAGAGTTCAATAGCGGCATGTATGAAAAAGAAGCCCAAATGATTGACCTCTTCAATGCTGCAAGTGGGAATTCTCTCGTGTTGGCGACTTCCCGCAAACGCGGCGAATACGACAAAAATAGCTTTTTCAAAAAGCTGTCAGGGTCGATTACTCGTCGTGATCTGACCTCAACCGCCGCCGCTACAGCGCTCAAGCTCGTACAGGACGAAAAAGTTAACGTAAAACTTAACAAAAAATTCGGTCCAATCGATTCTACTTATGAGCCTTTCCGTATGCAGGGCAAGAATGCCGAGGCTGAATTTGCTTTCATCCTGGGACAGGAATTTGCAGGAGCCAAAATTGCGAATCAAGTCAATACTTTGATTGCCGCGCTCGTCGCAGGAGTCGGGAATGTTGCTGATCTGCTGCATGATGGCACAGCCGGAACGCCGACGCATGGTGGACTCGTGACAACTTTATCCAAACTGGGCGACCGCTCACAGGATATCGTTGCATTTATAATGCACTCAAAGAGTTACTTTGATTTGATGCAGCAGTCCATTACTGATAAAGTATTTGAGGTTGCCGGCGTTACTATCAATACCGGTACTGTTGCAACTTTGGGAAAACCAACCATCGTTACAGATAGCCCGGATTTGGTTACTTCAGGTTCACCAGACACATATCACGTTCTGGGATTGCAGACCAGCGCGGCCGTTGCTGAAGACCAAGACGACGGGCTCATGGCTCTTGATCTTGTTACAGGGCTTGAACAGCTTGTAATGAGAACTCAGGGCGAGTTCAATTACAATATCGGGCTGAAAGGGTTTACTTGGGATGTTTCAAACGGTGGAGCTAATCCAACAGACGCCTCCGTTGGAACTGGCACAAATTGGGATCAGGTTATGACAAGTATCAAAGACCTGCCTGGTGTTATGGGTAATTTCCAGTAAACAATACGGAATAAATATATATAGATATTGGGGTGGGTGGCCTCAATATCTTATAATTTTTAATCTATAGAGGGATAAAATGAGCAAAGTTATAAAAAAAACGACCTTTGTCTATTGTGAGAATAGCGATAGCGAAACTATCGAAAAGGCACTGGAAAGTGGTTTTAAGGTTCGCGCATTAAGCAAATTTGACGGGCAAATCGAACCTGGCAATATTGAAAAGGTTATTATCGTTGGCGTTGATCGTCGTGGTTGCGCTCAGAGATACGAAGCAGCGAAAATTAAGGTTGAGCTTGCTAAAGGTTCAAAAGTTAAAAAGATTGAACTCCCTGACGAACCAAAAGACCCGGCTGTGCAGACTGCTGGCTCAGTTGGAGAAGTTGAACAACTGATTGAACAAGGTAAAGAGTTGGGTCTCAAACTTACCAGAAGCATGAAGCCTGAAACAATGGTTGCTAAAATTCAGGAAGCCACAGACGCGCTGGATAAAGACGACGAAAACGAAGACAACGAATAACGTAGCCACATATCTGTAAAAAATATTGACTACTTAATAATGCGGTGTGGCAGGTGCTAACAGGTGGCTCATAACCACCCAGGCATGGTTCGAGTCCATGTTCCGCTACCATAGGAGAATTGCTATGATTGTTAAAATTAAATCTGTAAAACAGGCAGCCAAAAAGGGCAAAATTGTTGTTGTTTACAAAGTAAACGGTCAATTGACTCATAGGACTATTCCTACTTGCAAAGATGTCGAAAAGGCCATTATTGCACTTGAAGAACCTAAAAAATAAGGATTTTCAATTATGGCAATCGATCAAACAGGGGCAGACGTCTATTTTAAGACTCAGTTGACGAATGACAGGTGGAAAGCAAACACCAAGCAGGATAAGTCTATAGTTATGGCCATTACCGAGATTGCCACCGCTCTAGGTTACAACGACGACACAGACCTAGACGAAGATGACGAGAATGTACAAAAGGCTTGCTACGAACAAGCTTTATTTCTCTCTGAAAACCTTAGTGACCTTGACATAATGCACAAAGTAGAGCAAGGCAATCTTGCGAGTCAAATAGTTACTGGCTTAGGCGAGGAGTCGTACAAGTCAAACGGCAAGCTTCAGTCATTAAATGGTATTATTTTAGCCTCCCGCGCCAGCATTTATCTAAAGCGTGTAAGGGGACCATTCAGGATGGTAAGGTAATGAAATGGGACGTAGGGCATATTTTGTCAATCAAACAGGCGCCAGAAATGCGACTGTAGCAATGAGTGCTGAATTAGATAACATCTTTCAGCAAGCCAGATCGCAAGTATTGAGAACTATCCAGAGAATGTCCCAAAATGGTGAATTAACTTTTGCTGGCAAGCAGAAATTGTTTTTGTTGAGTGAGATTGATAAAGCTTATGCAAAGATGAACGGGAATATGCTTGAATGGGGAGATCGGAATATCCCGTATTCCGTAAATTTTTACTACAATATGGCCGTCAGGGATTTAGAAATAGATTCTGCTATTCTAGGCAATTTGAATGAACGCCGGATTGCCGTTGCTATGGGTAATTGGGCCGACGACATAGCGGCGAACACTACTTTTATGTCTCGTATCGAAAAACAACACTTACGAAAAATTTCTGCTGATATTTTCCGAAAAGCATCTTTAACCGGCCAGACCAGACGGCAAGTATCAAAAGAACTTGAAGCCCGCGCACTCGAATTGCCCTCATTTCAAGCAATAGACCGTGCCGGCAAACAGTGGAATACTAAAGCATATTTTAAAATGCTTGGCCGTACCGTTTTACATGGTCAAGGGCGGGAAGCCTATATAGATGTCATGCAGCACCAAAAGAAAGACCTTGCCAGAATAACCGTTAGCGGCAATTCCTGTCCGGCATGCAATGAATGGGAAAATCGAATCGTAAGCGTATCCGGGACCAATCCACAATACCCGGCTTTAGATAAGGCTGTAAGCCGTGGGCTTTTTCATCCTAATTGTGTGCATTCTCTTGTTTATTTACCTGATTCTGTGATAGAACAAAAATATTTTGAAGACGGCAGGGCAACGGATGGGATTAATTCCCCAGGCAATGCCAATACCCAGACCAAAGAAAAATGGAAACAATACCATCAAAACCATGCAGGAGTGAAAGGAAAATGGCGCAGAACGCCACTTGAAAGCAAACCCTGATGTGCTATATTGCTATTCACGTTTTACCTTCGCCCCCTTGTTGTTGTCCGCGACAGGGGGGCTCTTCTAAAGGAAAAAGCTATGTTAGAGCGCCTCTTTAAACAGAAATGCAAAATAAAACGGCCGGTAACTGTCGGAACTCTTCGCAATAAAAAAGGGAAATTCAATCTTGACGACGGCACAGACGCATTGATAAAATCGATTGCCATAACTCAGCAGGAAATGACTTTTTTTAGTCTTACAATTAACAATTCAGCGTTTTTAATAAAGGGAGTCGACAGCATCCCAGACGGTTCAGAATTGGTCTATGATGAGAAAACATACAGCCTGAGCAAAATTAAAGTACTGAGAAATATTCACGACAAGCTAGAGGGATTCAAGGTATTTGTATAATGGCAACAGGATTAAAATTTGATACCCGTCAGTTTCGTATAAAATCAGAGTTATTAAAAAAAATATCGAATAAGAAAAAAAACGCAGCGCTTGAGGCTGTCGGTGCATTTGTAGCCAGTGAGGCAAAGGACAGAGCGCCGATTGATGAAGGATTTTTAACAGCAGATATTGAAACTGAAACATATCCGAAAAACGATATAACAGTTATATGGGTACCAATTAACGCACCGAGTTCGCAGTATGCCGTTAAAATGCACGAAGATACCTATAATCTAGGACCGAACTCAGCAGCAAAACAAGCACTTATGGAAAAAATAGTAGGCCAGAAATATATAAGCCGGTCTATCGATGAAGAGAAAAGAGCGATTAAGGACATTATAAAACGGGAAATGGCACTCTAATGGCAAACCCTAATTCAACAAATTTTGAAGAAGCATTATTGAAACTTACGGCCGGCTGGACCGGCAGAACTATAGGTACAGATATATTCTTAGGTGCATTACCTGAAAAAATGCTTGAATCTACAGCCGCTATTTTGGATAATGAAATTCCTAATACTGAAAACGACGACGGGCTCAGGCGTTATTCTGCAAGATATATCGGAAAATTTGCAGCGCGGGAAACCGCCCGACTCGAAATTGATAAAATCAAAGAAAATTTAGTCAAATACAGTGAAGATGTTGTCATTGATGGAGGGGCGACTGTCAAGCTCCACCAAGTCAGGCTAAGAGGGGGCGAGGGATTGTATGAGACAAAGGACGACGGGCAGGAATGCTGGAACTGCGTATTAAATTTAATATGCACTTTTAACCCCCAGACTTGACAAATAGTATTTTGGATGCTATATAAAATAGTTACGACTTTTCTTTTCCCACCCGAAAGCAAAAGTCAAGCAGACAAAAACCTAAAATAGGAATATTATTATGCCTTATGCAAAAAATGACACGACTTTAGTGGAATCCGGTGCGTGTTGGTGCTTTTATAAAAATATCATCCTGGGATCAACCCAGGGCGGTCCAATGATCGGACTTGAAAACACAACCCACGAAGTATTGATAGACCAGAATGGCCAGGAAGTTATTGCAGAAACCGGTCTGGGCGGTAAAGCTAAGGCAGAAGTGCCAATGGCTGAAACTAATCCCGGATTAATGGCTGCTATCGTTCCCGGTGCCGTAGCTGCTGAAGCTGCAGTCGCTTATGTCGGCACAGATGCCGGCGCAAGTTACGCAGCTGGTGAACTCACTTTTGTTACCGCTATTACTGGTGTAAAAGTGGGAGACAGAGTTCATTACACTGCTGCAAGCGGTGCTGTCATTGGTGTAGTTGCTCAACACGACGAAACCAATAAAAAGGTCAAGCTTATGGATGGCGACGAAGCCCCTGTAGCTTCTCCAAGTCCGTCATTATATGCTGTCGAGGGTGTGCTGTTCCATTCAAGTGCAGGATTGAACCTGAAAGCACTTGCCGGTGAACTTATTTACATTCCGAAAGACACGAGTGTAACTACAACCCACATTTTGCCTTCAGCCGGGATTAATTTTAATCCTGAGTCAAGTTTTGACAACGAGACAGAACGCATTATGGCATTAACGTTTACAGGCTACCCGGATAGCTCAGTTGAGCATGCAACGCTAGGGACTGGATTGGTTTACTTTATTGGAACCAAAGCCGCTTACGACGCGCTGTAAATTAACTGAATATATATTATCAGGGGGCTTGCTTAAATGCTTGCCCCTTGCATTAATGGAGGGTAACAAATGTCTTTCAATGTGGGACCACAAGGCAATTTCACGCTTACAATAACAGGTTTTGACGCGGACAAGAACGAGGAACCATTCAGCTTTGAAGTTGACCGCCTGGATTATCCTACCGTTACCAAGGCAATGACAAACTGCCCGATTTTAGCCTCTAAGCTCAATCCTGAGTTAATGACCGAAATTCTCGAAAAAACCCCGGCAAAAGAAAGGCAAATAATCTTAGATAAGATTGAGGGATTACAGGAAGCAGAACAGCAGCTTATTATCAAACTATTAAGTAATTACTTTCCCCCTGAACGTAGAAAAATATTGAATTACATGCTGTTTGACGAACTGGTCAACATGTTTTATTTTTTAGCGACAGGAAACGAAGAAATAAAATCATTAACAGATATAATGAATGAGCTTGAGGCCGTTCAGGAAAATTACAAGAAAAAAGCCGGATTGAATAAAAAACCAAAAAAAAAAGCATAGGAGGATGTAAGCTTTTAATCGATCCTAAGTTTATGCAGGCGAAATTTCTGCATTTTTATTCAGGCTATACATGGCACTCAATGAATGAACCGGGGAATTTGCCATTTGCGGTATTCGTAAGCCTTTATAAAATGATTGATGCAGTTGATGCAGACAGGGCAATAGAAACGGATATACCGGCACTGACAGCGGTTTTATCTGGAAAAATAGGGAATATCAGGAAAAAGATTGAACATGTATACGAGGTAAAGCCAGAATTTGAAACTGAAGCACAAAAAATAGCGGACAGGCAGGAATCCTATAGAGTCTCACATGCAATAAGGATGGAGCGAGACAAGAATAAAGAAAAAATTGTGTTAAAGAAAAAAAAGGCTGAATGATGGCTTATGATCTCGGAGTAATTGGGGCCGGCGTTAAACTTGATAATAAACCTTTTCTATCAAGTATTAATCAGATGCAAAACAGGACATCTTCTGTCCTGAGCGATATGCAGGGTGCTTTTTTACGCATCTTTGGCACATTAGGCGTTATTAAACTCTTCAAGGATACCACAACCGCATCCATGGACTTCGGGCAAGCATTGAGCAATGTCGTGAGTATTGCTGATGATCTGGAAATAGACGAAGTAAGAAAAGAAATTACAGGCTTGAATAGCGTACTCGGAAAAAGTACGGAATTAACAAATAGTTTTTACCGTGCATATTCTGCCGGCGCCAGGGGGTCCGCAGAAGAACTAGCAAATTTCACAGGTGAAACGGCAAAACTAGGCCGTGCCATTCGAGCCGACCAAATAGCAACAATGAAAGCCGTAACCAAGCTTATGAACAGTTACGGGCTCGCTGTCTCGGATGCTGCAGAAATTAATGATACCCTTTTTCAGATAGTTAAACAGGGGGATACGACAGGGCAGGAAATTGCCACGACTATCGGACTTGTTGCTAATTCAGCTTCAGTCGCCGGTGTTTCTCTGGATGAAATGGGAGCCGCCTTAGCGGTGCTTACCAGGACAATGGAAACAAGCCGCGCCGTTGTTTCTCTGAATCAAGTTATTACCTCATTCCTTGACCCGACCAAAGAGGCTAAGGGCGTTGCCAAAGAATTAGGAATAGAATTAAGCGCGACAGCTATTAAAAATAAAGGATTCGCCGCCTCTATTGCAGAAATTAACGAGAAAGCCGGCGATAATGTCGAGGCTTTAAATTTAATGTTTGGTAATATCAGAGCTTTTCGTGCCATTGCCTCACTTGCCGGTACTCAATCAGAAACTTTTCAGAAAATATTAGTTGAATTTGGGGAAAAAGGCGGTAGCGCGTTAAAGGCATTTGCTGTCCAGACAGATAATGCAAAAACGACATGGACAACCTCAATGGCCGATATGAATAAAGCAATGATTCAATTTGGTGATGCAATTGCACCGATGGTTGAAGGGTTGAGCGTTATAATCACGGGGATATCTGATACTGTTAGCGGTATGGATGGCTGGGAGATTAAGCTGGGATTAGGCGCTGTCGCTCTTTCTCTCATAACAAATAAACTCAGGGCGTTTGCTTTCACAACAAGAGAAAGCACAATGGCAAATGCGCTCAATACAACCTCAGTTAATGCAAATACTGCAGCATTGATGAGAAACGCCTCAGCCTCAGCACTTGCAAAACAATCCATTACAAGGAGTGCTGTAAAAACAGGGGTGTTTAAAAATCAAATTAATGCTTTAGGCGGCAGTATGGGTGTTTTAAGTGCGGCAATGATTGCCGTTCCCGTTGCAATGGCAAGCTGGAAATTTGGTAAATGGATTAGTGGCATTACCGGCATGGATGATAAACTTGTTAAATTTTACGGTAATTTATTGAATGGGCGTGAAGAAATTGTACAACAGGGATTTATTCTTGACGAGGCTTTGCTTGGTGCCAGGCGTGGCGTTTTCAATAAAAGACTTGACGACATGCAGAAGCAATTGCCTGAATTTACAGAAGAGTTTGACGAATTCCGCAAAAAACTCAGCCAAATAGATCCAGATGATTTACAGGGCTTGACTCAAATAGAAAAAAAATTCAGGGAATTTAAAAAAGATATTTCAACCCCGCTTGAGCTAGAAATCGCTGATATTGTACAAATGAAGCACCTTAAGGGAACACTAGCTGAAACCCTGCTGAACTTCACAAAAGAAGAAGCAGAAATATTCCGCGCAAAATTTCAAGATGAAAATATAGACTTTATCACAAAAGATCAGATCAAGGGATTTATTGAACAATCGCAACAACTTACCGCCGCTTTCTCATTGCAAGAGGCGACAGATAATTTCGAGCACAACTTAATTGAAATTAAAAATATGGCTGCAAAATTTGAGCAGGATCGGCTTGATATAAGGCTTACGGCCGGGGGTGAACAGGCGCAAAGGGAATCACTTTTAGAGCAACTCGAGGTCGAACAGGCATTTTTTCAGACACAATTGAAATCTCTTTACAATGAGCAGCAGATATTTAAAGCTGCCGGACTTGAAAAAGAAACCGAAAAAGTCACAGAAGAACTGCAAAAACAACTCGAAAAGTACGACGAAAATAAAGAAGACATTATTGACCTGCAAAAAGAAATTGCAGATAACAGCCCCCTCGGGAAATTGCGTGAAGAAATGCAAAAAGCAGGTGGTATCCAGAAATTGCGTGATTCTCTTTTTAAGGACGGTGTAACACAACAAGAAAAAAATGTACTATTAAAAACTGCTGGTCCGGCCGGCGCGGAACGATTTGCCGAACTTTTAACAATAGCAAGAGATAGGGGGCTTGAGGGCAAACAGGCAGAAGAAGTCGCACTCAGTACATTAAACGAAGAGTTAAGGACTCAATTAAAGCAGGGTAATATAACAGATGAACAACAATTAACACTACTTGAACGCATCGCTGAAGCTGTAGAATCCGGCAAAGGTGCAATCTTATTTGCGGGGTAACAAAATGGCTTATGAATATTTCTTTATAGATGAAACTGACATAAAAAAAGAAGAAAAAGGGCAGACAAAAAGCCGGAAAATGGTTTTTATAGGCAGTCGGGAAGAGGTAGAGGGATGGCTTCCAGGTATTTTTGATCCTGCTGATTTTACCTTTTTCGTTGACGGTATCAGGTGGGCAGGCAGTGATTTTATTATCTATACCGCAACAGCAAACGCCCTGAACCGTTTTGAATGGGAAATAAGGCTTGTCGCAAAAAATTACCGCGATTTCAGTGGACCAACACAAGGCACGCAGGCAAAAAACCGTGACTTGTCCAGTGTAACAAAACACTCTATCAGTACTGCAAATTTCACAATTACGGCAAAAATGGCAGGCTATTACCTTGCCCCTACTGGAAAATATGCGATTGATACTGATTATGAAGAGACAGACGACAGCCCTTTTAATGAAACTCTTGACATTCACGATATAAACAACGTTCTAAAAATGGATGTGCATAATTTGAAATATTACCTGAGAGGTGCCCCAGAACAACACGAATCATTAAGGCAAAGATTCAGCGGGTTTGCTAGTTTTAAGGGGATAAGGGGAAGAGCCGGAGCACAAACCATGGAGGAAACCGTAGGTAAAAATGACAACGTTTATACTGAGTGGATTGTTAACATAGAAATGCCTCCCACTGGTTTTACATGGAATACAAACTGGAGGGGGATTACTTAATGAATTTCACCACAGAAAATATTACTGAATGGTCAAAGCACATTATAAACCTGATAAAAGGCAATACACCTATTCAGGGATCGGGAATGCTGATATCTAAAAAGCCTAACGGATATTTATTTGAAATAGATCAGAAAAGCGGGGGCGGGGCTATATTAGAGGCAAAACTAAAAACAGTAGTAGATGAAAATAACTATACTGCTGATATTTATTCAAACAGGGATGAAGCACCACTTTTTGAAGATGTCGAGTTTAAGGTGCTTGATATTGTAGACGAATTAAGTGTTGGGGATTGGATCCCTGCCAGCCAAAAGCCTCACGGCACCCCGGTGCCTGTAACTTATTGGACTGCAGCGCAACAATTAGGGGATGTTTAATGACTCTGGATGCAAATTGGACAACAAGCGAAGGAAAGGGTAAGCTCACCCGTAGAGCTTTTAATCAAGTGCGAACAACATGCGAAGAGCGCACAAAGGGAGCATATAGAACTATGCCTTCTGGAATCGCCATTGATCTTGTAAAATATGAGAGAGTAAGAAGATCACTCCGACAACTAATACATGATGAAGTAACAGCTTTAATTACACTTTATGCTAACCACACTGTAAATGGTGGTGTTTTTGAGGGATTAGCCAGTATCCCACAATGGACTGAATCGGATATCTTAACAGCAATAGGGGATGCAGAGCGCCTCCCCGTTCCAAATGACCACCTAAATGCGGCTGCATGGAATTATCAAACTCTTAAAATATTAACTAAATTGCAATGGTCAATGCCGCCTACAGCATGGAGCATTTTCAGTGTTGGCAGATATGATAGGACGGGTTCTGGAGCTTCATTGGCAGCAGCTATTACAGACGCGCACGCTAAAGCATGGACATTGCAAAGCCCGACTGGATTGTGGTGTTTTGCCATTCAGCAAATTGGGTTAAATTATACAGAAGGAAAAACAGTATATACTTTTCCAGATTTAGGCAGCCAATACACTTACGATATTTTTGACTCGGCAAGACCCTCTGATATGGGAGAGAATTATTTCAGGATTAATGATGTGCCACCAGTAGCAAGTAATCCTCCTGGAACCGACCCGAGAAACAAGTTTTGGAAGCTCAAAAGCAATGCCACTGAATCTATATCATTTTCTAGCCAAAGTGTGATAAATAATACATTTGAGCCTATTGAAGTTGTTAATAGAGTAGTAAGCCCCAGTGGTTTTGCAAAAACAGACTGGGTAGTTGTTCCTAAGATAATATTCAAGTTTGATGGTCCAAATGGCTTTCAAAATAATCTTCCATGATTGAAAAAAAACAAAAGAATGATATGATATAAAAAAAGGATTTGACATGTCAGTGACACCAATACCATTAAAAGTTGATGCAGCGACAAAACAGATTATTGAATCTTCAGGATACCCAATACAGGAAACCGCATTGCCCTTGCTCGAATACGGGGTTGAATTACTTTTAAATCTTACTTATTACGACGTTGATACCACACAATTAGATACACCTATTGTCTATCACCCGTTCTCTGTAAATGATTTATTCGCTTTTCGTGGTGATAATGATTTTAATACTTCTAATTTGCTAATGTTTCTAACTCAAGAGATCGCGGGAACGCCGCCTCTTTGGGTACTGGCGACTGGACATGAAATAGGCGATGTTGTACGGTCAACAGCCGGCAATTGGTTTTCGTGTATAGCAGCGGGAACTACTGGCGGGTCTGAGCCGACATGGGACACTGACATAGGGGATACAACCGTAGATAATACAGTTACATGGCAAAGAGTTTATGACAACGACGGAATCAATCAACCCGGAGACTGGGAAAGCGGGGGCACAGCAGATAAAACATTAGGTCAAATTTCCGTCAGACTGATTACGAGCACGACAAAGTTCGCGGCTTTTATTCTCAGCTTGGATATGTTAAGTCCGACAAGCACGGAAGCATTGATCCAGGGCTTTATGTTGTCGCCAGGAAACGCTTATTATACAACTATTCTGAATTCAAAATTTCAGGCAGGCGGCACGGTTGATACCGTTCTTGCAATGCCATCCCCCGCCAACCCGGCATATCTAAACAGCGCACAAAGTTCAGCAATGTTTGTTGACCGTGTTTTGTTTAATTTGGCCTCAGCAATTAATTTGCAAATTTCTTCAGGGGCAGTAACCCGCAATAATGCAGTTCATACACTGGAACCTGAGACGGGGACAGCGGATGAGCTTGATACAATTAACGGCATTTTAGATGGAGAATGTTGTGTTTTAAAGGTAAATGATTCAGCAAACGATATAATCACATTAAAGCACGGTACCGGGAACATATTAACACCGGACGGGAACGACTTAATTTTAGAAAAGAACGGGATATTACTGATAATTGGCACAACGGGTGGCAACGTCGAAATAACTTTACCATTCAACCCCGCAAGTTATGCAAAAAGAGACGTGCAGAACGCTGGAAGTGGGACAACCGTATTAACAGCATTCAATGGGTTAAAACTGCTACTGGTAGACACAACAAGCGGCAGTGCCAGCATAACACTTCACGCCGCAGCAGACTGGAGTGGTGAGTTATTAATAATTAAAACTTCTGCCTCTAATACGCTAACTGTCACGGGAACCGTAAACGGCGCTGTGAACCCGACAATCACAACAATAAGAGGCTCATATAATATATTTAATGACGGAAATGATAACTTTATCACTCCAAAAGTAATGACACCATAGGAATTAATATGAAAAAAATCTTACAAATTTTATTGTTTTTTCTGATTTTACCGCTTTTTGCGGGGAAATTGCCTTTAGAGTATGACGAATCCACCGGCGTGGCTGTCCCGGAGACGACAGATATTGATATTAACCCGTCTGGAGATTTTAAAGTAAAAGGAGCTAAGTCTAACGCCTTTTCAGATACAAACCAGACTGATTTGGGTTTGAACAACACGCACAGAGGCACAGTAACCGGCAACCCGCATGCTGTCACTAAAACAGAAGTGGGATTAGCGAATGTTACCGATAATGAACAAGTAAAGAAAACAGACGGGATCACGGTTGATCTTAATAAACTGAACCTTAAAGATTCAACAGAGCTTACTATTGGCACGGGTGCGGTCACAATAACGCAATCCACTCATACTATTGATGGTGAAAGCGACCTTGACGATGATTTAGTAACTATTAATGGAGAAACGCAAGGGGATGTGCTTTGGATTGTCCCCGCAAATGCAGCAAGAAATATAACCCTTATACATAGTACTGGAAACATTATCACGCCAAGCGGCTCAGATTATCTTATTCCTGATAATGCCGTGATAGAATTACATTATGATGGTACGAATTGGCGTGTTATTGGCTTTTATTCTGCCAGTGGTGGCGGTGATGTAACCGGTCCAGCCAGTTCAACAACCGATAATCTGCCTAGTTTCAGTGATACCAGCGGAAAGGTTATGAAAGATTCAGGCGTTAGCGCAAACAATCTTGTCCAGAACACCAGAAATATAAACTCAGGTGAAGGGATTCAGGGCGGTGGCGATTTGTCAGCAGATAGAACGCTTGCGTTGAATATAACTAGTCTGACTTCTGAAGCAACACCCACGAGCGGCGACGAGTTAGTTATATGGGATGGAGCTAATCACAAAAAGATTGACTGGGATAACTTACCAGGAGCAGCAGGGGGTGAGGCAAATACAGCCTCGAATGTCGGAGGCTTCGCAGGTTTATTTAAACAGAAAACAGGTATTGATCTCGAATTTAAAACAGTACAGAGTTCAGATAGCTCAGTTTCGATAACAAATAATGCCTCAGATATTGATTTTAAGATAACAAAAACAGGTGTTTACCGTACTTTATATGTTGATGCAGGAGCATACACACCATGCACCACGAATGGAGCAACTACAGGTACAAACGAATATGCTACAAATGATATTGAATGGGATTATTTCGCATTTGATGGAGGAGCGACAGAAGAGCGTATACAGTTTAAAATTGCCATGCCGGACGTATGGGATAAATCAACAATTAAGATAAAATTTTATTGGTCAAGTGCAACGGGTAGCACGACAGCGGATACCGTAGAATGGGGAATAAAAGCAGGCGCTTTAGGGGATGGTGATGCCATAGATACCGCATTAGGTACTGCTGTAACTATCTCAGACGCTTTACTTGCAGATAACGGCACGGATTTACAACTTTCATCTGCAACGGCTGCAATGACAGTTGGGGGTACTCCTGTGCTGGGCGATCTGGTAACATTTGAAATTTATCGTAATACTGACGGCACGGATGACATGGTAGAGGATGCGTGGCTGATGGGAATAATGATTCAATATAAAGAATCTGCAACAGAGCCTAGCGCATGGTAAAAGGAATCACAGATTAAATGAAAATATTTAAGATAATATTATTTATGGGAATCAGTTGTTTTCTTGTCTCTTTTTCTCCTGTTCAGACACATAGGCGAAGTGCTTTTCGAGATACCACTTGGACAGCAAACAGTGCAGTATTAAGCGCACAAGATAGTACGCTAGTTGCTTATTGGAAAGCTGAGGGTATAAGCGACTCAAAAGGCAGTCACACACTGACGAATGTGGGGACTGCAACATATACAGCAGGAAAATATAATAATGCGCTTACATTAAACGGAAGCTCTCAGTATTTTACTGCTGTTGACGATTCTGATTTTGATTATGGTAGTGGCGAATTTACTATTGCTTGTTGGTTTAATCGGTCGGCTACAGGTGTAGACCATAATATCTATCACCAACTAGCTAACGTTGGACAATATGCCAGCCCTGTTACGATACAAATAACATCCGGCAATAAGCTAAAAATACTTACTTCAACAAATGGAACATCATGGACAACTACAGGAGAGGGCAGCACAACAATTAATGCGACAACATGGTATCACTTAGTAATTGTGGGAGACGGAACCGATATCAAAGGATATATAAATGATTCGCTAGAAGTCACGCTGGCAAGTGTCGGCACGTTATTTAATGCGACTCAGGTAGTTGAACTCGGTGCTTATACATATTCAGGGGGCACTGTTAATCATTTTAATGGGCAGCTAGACGAACTGGCTGTATGGAAAGGTTATGGAGCAGATAGTGCATTTATATCTGCTTTGTATAATTCAGGCACGGGATCATTTTATTTACCATAATGTTTATACTTAATCCAAAAAAGAATTGTTTTTTAACGTCCGAAGAGTTGGCAACAATAAAAATATTGTCAGCATCTTGCGGAATAAAGATATATGGTGTTAAAATTATCAAAAATACAGGGCTGTCATGGAAAAATAATATTGCTTGTTTTTCGGTAATGAATCCGAATAGTATTTTTATTTGCGATGATATGCAGAACATGAAAAAGATTATGCCGCACATTGCACACGAACTGAAGCACAGAGAGCAACTAAAAAGAATGGGAGCAGTCAGGTATTTATGTTTGGCAAATCCGATATGGAGAAAGGCAACTATTGAGCCTGAAGCGTATGCTGAAGAAAAGCGCGTAGAATTGGAATTAAATCTATGAAATATTTTGAAAATCACGAACCATTGGGACTGCCACCAGGCTCAGTCAGGGCTTGCATGGCAACAATGGTACTTTTTACTATTTGCGCGATGAACGCCAGGGGAATGGAAATAAATCAAGAATTTTATATGGTATTAGGCACAATAATTGGCTTTTATTTTGGAAGTCGAAAGTAGGAACATGGAAAAAGCAGAGATAAAAGAATTCGCAAAAGAAGTTGTTAGGCTCCAAAACGAAAATAAAGCCGATGAAATGGAAAAAACGCATTGTAAAATAGGCTGGACTGTTGAGGATGTAGAAGCTCTAAAAGAGTTGACCGGCTATATAAGATCAAGCAAAAAGGCTGTTCGCAGAGCTATTTTCAGGATTATTGTTATAAGCTTAATAGGTGGATTTTTATTTTTTCTGAGTGAAAAGGCTAAAAGTATTATCTTGGTACTGGCCAAACTTTTTAATTAGGTTAAAATTATGGATAAATTAAGCGATTTTTTCAGGGGTGATACAAAGCAGGTGATAATGAATTTCACCAAACAAAGCGATGGTTCAAAGATCGACTTGACTGGCGCAACTCTCACATTTACCATGAAAAAAGATGATACTGACCCGGATGTTGACGCCGTGATTCAAAAAGATTTAGTTATTCAATCACCGGCAACAGATGGACAGGCAATTTTAACTTTGACGCCTATTGACACCGACCAGGATACAGGCGATTATGTTTATGACATCCAGCTTGTAGACGCAACAAGCAGTGTTTCAACAATCCTGAAAGAAAGCATTGCAATTAAACAAGACGTAACAATAACGGCATAAAATGGCAGAATGTGACACAATTTCAGTCGAATTGATTGAAGAAACTATAGGCGTTAAAAACGTAGAGGAAATAGTAGACGTTAAGGTCGATTGTGTTTCTATTAATTATTCAGGAAAAACAGCACAAGTTGAAGATATTATAGAAGCTGGCGAGGGTATAAGTGCATTAAAAGTGCTTAGAAATGATGCCACCGATAAAGCATTTATTGCAGATGTAAGCGATATTGCTGAAATAAATAGAATTATCGGGATATCAAAAACAGCGGCAATTATCGGCAATAGCGTGGAATATGTGATATCCGGGAGCCTGACAGATGTTTTATGGTCGTGGGATGTCACAAAACCTATATTTTTTGACAGTAACGGAGATTTGACACAAACGCCGCCGGTTGCGGGGTTCAGTATGATAGTGGCAATCCCGATAACGAGTACAACTATAAACGTAACGATTAAGCAAGGAATTAAATTAGTGGACGACCATCGCCGAATATTCAAGGCACCCGCAACCGTGACTTTAAATACAGGAACGAGTTCTAGTACCGTTTCTGATTTACAAACCTTAAATGACGGGAATACCTATGATCTTGCAGAAGCAGCAAGTACTCCAGGTATGAATTTAGAAATCAATTTTACAAGTGTGGATTCAGTTAAAGGTTTTGCAATAAAAGCGTATTATGTGGGGAGTTCGACCCATTACGTTGAGGTTCAGATTTGGAATGATACGACGAGCGCTTGGGACGTATTTGTAACGCTTCTTTCGGGGCTCGGCATGAATTATAGATATATTGAAATACCTGATTTTGATGCGGATTATATAGATGGTAGCGGAAACACAATAATCCGACTTTATCACCCAACATCCGGCAATGCTTCGCATGATTTGTATATAGATTATGTCGCTTTATTAGGATAAATCAAAGGTAAAAAAATGTTAAAATATTTACAAAAGACTATTGAAAATGAGGACGGGGGAATCGCCAGCGCATGGGAAGGATTGGATTTGGTCGTTAATCTGGAAACCAGAAAAGCGCACGTAAGAGAAAGAGGCTGGAAAACTGGGCAATATCTTGCAGACGGAAAAGGGCCTTGTGTGCCGCCTATTTTATGGAAAGAACCCGATATTGACATATTGGTGACTGTCGCTGAATATCCAGTGGGGACACCTATTGAAAAAGTCAATTTTGATTGTATAGTGACTCGTATGGTTACGCTGGATTACTACCCCGGCACAGAAACGCCTAACCCATTTAAAGGCGCGGTAATAACTGATACCCCGGAACCGACACCGGAAGATATCCCGGAATAAAAGGAAAAACATGAAGAAGAAGCAAGACAAACCAGTGTCAACAGAGCCGGTAGCGAAGAAATTCACTATTGAACTTGAGGCAGAGCATGTAGGGCAAATTATGGACATTCTGGAACAAGTCAGATTGCCACATAGAACAATCCACCCTATTATTGAGAGTATTAATAATCAAATCGAACTAAAAAAGGTGAAAAAATGAAAAATGATTTTCTAAAAATGTTCGGAATTATTGCCTTTGCAATGGCAATATGTTTAAGCCCGGTTTTTGCGAAAGATGTCCAGCAGTTCGGGCTTTCGACAAACGTAGACAGCGCAACTGCTACAGATATCTGGGACTTAACAACTCAACCAATATGGGTGGCACCTACACAAGCCCGCGTTCATGCTATTGTTTCTGCAAATGCCGGGGATAATGCAGGTACAGGCACTTTAACCTTAGCAGGGGTGCCGTTGGATACCGAAACCGTTACAATTAACGGGAAGGTTTACACTTTTCAGTCTACATTGACAGATGTAAACGGAAACGTTCTGATTGAGCCTGATGGAACCGCAACTGGGACTCTAACATTCACAGACGTACCGGTAGACGGCGAAACTGTTACAATTAATAGCAAAGCTTACACCTGGCAGTCGATTTTAACTGATGTTGACGGTAATGTATTTATTGAACCAGATGCGACAGCCACAGGAACGCTGACAATGACCGGGGTGCCGTTGGATACCGAAACCGTGGTTATAAACAGCAAAACCTATACTTTCCAGGCGACATTAACAGACGTTGACGGGAATGTGAAAATTGCCGGTGATTCCAGCGCAGCAGGTACGCTGACAGTTACAGATGTTCCGCTAGATACTGAAACGGTGACTATTGGATCAAAAGTATATACCTGGCAATCAATTCTGACTGACGTTGACGGGAACGTATTAATCGAACCTGATGCGACAGCGACAGGGCTTTTAACTATTTCCGCAAATCCAACAGACACCGAAACCGTTACTATAAGCTCAAAAACTTATACCTGGCAGGACACTTTAACCGATGTCGATGGGAATGTGAAGATTGGTGCAAGTCAAGCCGAATCTGTAAGCAATATTTTGGCAGCCATAGAGGGGGGTGCCGGTGCCGGCACTAAATATGCTGCCTCAATGACAACTAACACCGAAATAACAGCAATAAATAACGCTAATAATCTAGCTGTGACTGCTATTTTAGCGGGTGCAGTAGGAAATTACGGCACTACTGAAACAATGGCAAACGCCGCTTGGGGTGGCGCTAATATGACTGGTGGGACTGATAACGCAAGCGGGTCCGGCGATAACTTAGCTGCCGCAATTATCGGAGGTGCTGGGTCTGGCACAAAATACGCGGCCTCAATGGTAACAAATACTGATGTTACAGCCGTTAAGACTGCTGGAAATTTAGTATCAACAGCAATCAATGCCGGTACAAGTGCCAATGCTGTAGCCACCACCGAAACCATGACGAATGCGTCCTGGGGTGCGGCGAATCTAGCGGGCGGTACTGACGACGCAAGCGGATCAATAGATAATTTAGTAAAAGCGCTTGATCTAAGCGGTACCGGTGGCGTTAATTATGCGGCCTCAATGATTGCTGGCGGTGTAGTTACTGGCGTTAACAATGCCGGGGATTTAGACTTAACAGCAGATTTAGCGGGTACCGTTGGGAATTATACAACAACTGAAACCCTTACTAATGGAAGCTGGGGCGGTGCCGTAATGACCGGAGGCACAGACGATGCGAGTGGAAGTGCTGATAATCTGATTAGTGCTTTTGATTTATCAGGAGTTGCCGGGACTGATTATGCAACCTCTATGACTGTTGGAGTTGTGACAGGTGTAAATAATGCCGGGAATATTGACGCTACAAGCAATATAGCTGGTCCTTTGGGTAATTATACCACGACCGAAACCATGACTAACGCATCCTGGGGAGGCGCGAATCTTACAGGTGGCACCGACGATGCAAGCGGGTCAATAGATAATTTAATCAGTGCAATTAATATGAGTGCCGGCGCAGG